CTTTTGCGGAAAGTATTCCGATAAGCGCAGTAGTGCCAATCCCTAAACGCCCTGAGGAGTCAAGCGTCATGCTTGTTGCTGGTCCGCTTGCTCTAATCCACTTAAATCCACCATCGCTGGATGTTGATTCAATATGACCAGTGGCGGCGTTATAGCTCAAAAGCCCGTAGTAGTTGGCATTAGATCCAAACGAAATGTCGCCTCTTGCATCAAGAAGGGATGTTCCGCGAACGCTACTAGTCCCCAGACCTAAGCGGCCATCGGAAGTTATTCGTGCCTTTTCTCCGACAACACCACTGCCGTTGTTTGTGGAGAATACAAGCGCTCCAGCAACTGACGTGCTGAAATCAGAGTAAACACCAGCGATGCCAGCAAGTTGCTGTCCGGCTGTGTAGTCGCCCTGGTTAAAAGCAATTACTGAAGTCCTGCCAAGGGCAGAACTGTTGTCATTGCAGATGGTGAATCCTGCAAGAGAGCTGGCAACACTGTTTGCAGTATCAGCCGCCCGAAGGCCAGCTCTTGTTGTAAGACCGGTCGTTGCGGCTCCGACGCTTACACTCCCACTACTGTCAACAAACAACCGCCCAGTGCCATTAGTCGAGATGGCTACTTGGTCTGCGCCGGGGGAGTAGATGCCGGTATTCGTGTCGCCAGAGAAGTACAGCCCAGGGCTGCCAGCCGAGCCCGCGATGATGCCGAGCGCGCCGGTCATCACGTCGCCACTGGCGTTGACAAACTCGCCGGCCTCGCTGCGCCATGCGCTGCCGTCCCATACCTTGAACACATAGGTGCTGCCGCTGGTGTCCAGCCACTGCTCACCCACGGTGTTGCCTGTTTCACCACCACCTGCCGGGCTGACGTTCGGTGCAGTGCTGCCAACATGCACCGGGCCAACCTTGACTAGCGCACCAGCCGAGTCCTTGAAAAACAGGCCAGGGCTGCTGGTGTTGGTGTTGATGGCAATCTGACCATCAGACATCGAACCAGGCAACGGGCGCTTGTTTGCGGTGCTGCTACGCAGGTGCTGAAGAGTCATTCCTTAACGCCTACTGGCCGGAAGTTACCCTTATAGCTTAATAAGTACCGTCGCTGTAGTTCAGGTTGCCTGCGCCGATTGCTACGGTCGTGTCAAACGTGGCGACGCCAGTTACATCAAGCGTTCCGGGAATATCAATGTTACTTGCCCATTCCACGTCTGCACCACCGGATGCGGTCTGCAGCAGTTGACGGGCTGTGCCGTTTGCTAGCTTGCTGACTGCAATCTCAGCCGTAGCCGAAATGTCAGCATTAACGATGCTGGCATTACCGGAAACCAGCACGTTACCGCTTTGGTTGGGCAGCGTGATGGTGCGGTCAGCGGTTGGATCAACGACGGTCAGCGTTGTTTCGTAGTCGTTCGCTGTGCTGCCTTCAAAGATCAGGTTTGCATTGTTCAGCGTCAGACTGCCGGTCATCGTGTCGCCTGCCTTGGCGACCTTTTCGGCATCTAGTTCTTGAATGGCAAGCTGGACATTGGTAGCAATGATGTTGCCGGCAGGCGAGAAGCTGACGTTGGTTGCGATCTGCGAGCCAATGGCGCTAGAAACGTCAATCAAGTCCCAGCTTGCGCCATTGGACAGGATCATGTCCGGCGGCGCCAAAGCTTCTGCCGGTGCGTTGCCGGTGCCGGTGCCGGAGTCCGACACGACTAGGTAATACTGCCTATTGACGCTGGACGCGGCTGGCAGCGCTACGCCTGCAGCCAAGCCAACTGCTGCGCCAGCAGTGGTTACCGAGGCAACTTGGTTGATGCTGGCGTTGTAAGTGCCTGCGTAGATCAGCTCACCGGAGATGATCGTTACCGGCAGCCACGCCGAGCCAGACCAGATGTAAAGGTCTTGATTGATCTCGTCGTAAAAGTATTGACCCTTGAAGGATGCGCTAGGGAATACAACATTGCCGCCAGTGTCAATAGCGCCGCCGAACAGTACGGTGGACTGATCGGCAAGCTTTGGCGCTGTGATCGCACCAGTACCGATCAATGATGCTCCGAATGTGCCGGTTGTGATCTTGCTGGTATCCAGTGATGGGATGTCACCAGCAATCAAAGCTGTGCCGGCAGTGATAACGCCAGAGTTGTTAAATGTGACCTTGGTTGCGGTGCCGCCAGTAACGGTGTTGTTGATGCTCAGTGCACCGCTCACGTCAACAGTTAGCCCAGCACCTGGAACAACAGCGCCTAAAACGCTTGCGGTCGCGGCTGGCAGTAGATCGCCGGTGATCGTCGGAAGATCGGCGGCGACAAGCTCCCTAAAGCTAGGTACAGCAGTGGCGCCAGATGTTGGGCCAGCAAGAACCGTGTTGGCAGACTGCGCTAGAAACTCGCTGCCATCTAGATCGTTAGCGAGCTTGGCTGCAGTAACATTGCCGTCAAGGATCTTGGCGGTAGTAACTGCATTGGATGCCAGCGCAGTTGCGTCAACAGCGCCAGCAGCAAACTTGGCAGTGGTGACGGCTCCATTGATGATCTTTGCTGTAGTTACCGCATCGCTAGCCAGCTCGGATGCACCAACACTGCCATCGGCAATCTCAGATGCGCCGACTGCTCCAGCGGCAATCTTTGCTGCGGTTACCGCGTCATCAGCAATTTTTGCTGTGGCAACTGCTAAATCTTGGATTGCCGCGGTATCAACAGCGTTATCGGCAAGCTCGCTGCTACCTACAGCATCTGCTGCAATCTGCGCAGCCGTGATAGTGTCAGCAGCAATTTGAGTTGCGGTAACAGCGCCAGTAGCCAGCTTGGCAGTTGTAATTGCGCCGTCAGCAATTTTTGCTGTTGTCGCGGCATTGCTGGCAAGTTGAGTTGCAGTTACGGATGCGCCAACAAGCTTGGCTCCGTTGATCGAGCCATCAGCAAGGTTGAGCTTTGTATCTGCAATCGTGCCGTCAGCGATCTTGGCATTGGTGACTGCGCCATCGCCGAGCTTGGTGTTGGTTACCGCGCCAGTGGCGATCTTTGCCTCTATGACAGCCGCCGATGTAATAGCAGCGCTGTCTACAGCATCATCAGCAAGCTCACTGGCCCCAATCGCGCTTGGCGCAATCTGGGTGGCCGTGATTGTGTCGTTGGCAATCTTGGCGGCCGTGACAGCCAAGTTGGCAATCGCCGCGGTATCAACAGCGTTATCTGCCAGCTCAGACGAGCCGATGGCATTCTCTGCGATCTGCGTAGCAGTGATGCTGCCGTCTTGAAGCTTTGCGCCAGCAATGGTGTTATCAGCAATCGCGCCAACGCCTGCGGTTACGACCGCAGCAACGGTGATCTTCTTGGTTTCTGCCGTGCTGACATCGGCAATAGGCAACACGTCAACGGTTGCCTGGGTATCGGCGGCTAGCAGCGAATTGAGCTGCGTAATCTTCTGATCAGCCACTGCTAAGAAACCGTACGCTTATAGCCCAGTTTAGGATGGCACTTCCAGAAGAATGCCAAACCCAGACTCTTGCAGCACTTTGTCCTGTGGATCTTGCTCTTGCAGCAGATAGTCTGATGGCAAATCAAACAGCAGCCTGATGGGTCCAGTGGTGACAAAGCTGATCTTGCTGTGAATTGGTTGATCAGCGATTAACTCAGTTGCCACTGATGTGATCACGCAGTCGGCTGTGTAGAACAGCTCTTTTCGAGCTTCTACCGCATCAATCAGTGTGCCAATAGGCACGGTGTTCGTGCGCTTCATCAAAAATACGCCGGCAAACTCAGCTCCTATTTCTTGCCGCAGCGCTAGTTGATGCATGTATACGGCAGACTCTTCCGTGCCGACATAGTCAGGCGCTCCGCCACGCCATGTTGTATCAAAAAAGCAATCGAGTTCGCCGCTGCCAGATACCAGCGTGGACATGCGCTGCCTAAAGTTATCCCCAAGACTTGTGTACTCCGCTGTGTCTCGGTCAGTGTTTAGCATCCAGCTCACCGTTTGAGCCAAATAAGCATCATCTTTGGATGCCACTTCATAGCTGACTCGGTAAGATGCTGCCGGTGTCGTCAATGTTATTGCATCTGCAACACTGCCGGTTAGCGCTTTCTGCCATGTAGCAAAAAGCCTAATACCGCCAACGCTATCGACGTTGACGTACCATTGCCCGTCGTTGCGCCTAGTGTTGTCAGTCCAGCCACTTGTCGCCACAAAATCTAGTAGATCTGTGGTCGGCACACCGCTTTCGTCGACGCGCCTAAACCACACGCGGTCACCTGTGATCAAGTTGACCACTCGATCTTGCAAGCCAAAACGCTTGGCTGTCGCGTCGACATCAGATGGAGTCAAGCGGCTGTAGACACGCTCAGATTGCTTGCGCCCGATACGCAAGCCGCCAGCCTCGCCGATCCAGATAGCCATCAGATAAGGTTTACTGCTGTGAGCGGGCCGCAGACGGTGAAGTTAATGCTTGCTTGAATAATCTCACCGACAGTCGCGGCAATCTCCACGCTCGTAAGCGCACACTTGAATCGCACAGCCCTGGTAGTGCTGCCGCCGGAGAATCGAAGTTCTATCGTATGCGTTGGCTCTGTTGGCGTCTGCGTGGTTCGCAAAAGGTCATCCATGATGGCGCGACCTTCAATCAAGTTTGATGCGTTTTCGTAGTAAAAAACGGTGGCCGTCCCAGTAAATGACTGCACGCCATAAACGTAGTTGCGGGCAAAGTCGCCAAGGCTGGTAGTCTCTAGCGTGTCAGCGTTGGCCGAAAAGCTCCAGTCACTGACTCGTGCTACTTGCACGTTGTCGACCAGTAGGGAGCCATCAATGCCGGTGTACTGCTTAGCCACTGCCGTTTAGCTTTTGCTGTCAGTCTAAACCGGAACAGCAATTAGCTCTACGCTGATACTTTGGATGCCAGGTGCAACATAGGTGACACTAGGCGGGCGGTTGTATCGCCATGTTGTGCCCGTTGCCGTGATGTAGTCGTATGTCGTCATGCCGGCAAACAACTCAACTGGCACCGCAAACGTTTCAAACGAGCCTTGGGCTATGGCGTAGTGATCAGTAATCTGCTTGCCAACAGCCTCCAGTAGATTC